CAAGTCCAAATTTTACCCGGTAACTCTGTAAAGAATGTTACAATTGAATCAATCAAACTAGGTATAGCTTCTGCCGCCCATGATATCATATCAGAACCGAACACATATAATTTACCTAAAAATTGACCTATAGCAAAACCAATTTTCTCTGGCAATTCTTCGAAAAATGTTACAATCGATTGCACAAAATTCGGTACGGTTTCGGTTACAAAACTAACAAATGCTTCTGGTATTGTTTGTGTGAAAAATGTTTTAACATCTGTTCCAAATTGTTTTATCGCATCAAGCGCACCTGTAAAACCTTCTTTGATTTTATCCTTAATTCCTGTAACAACTTCTACAACTTTGTCCTTGCCACTAATAAAAGCATCAGGTACTTTTTCCGTCCAGAACTCTTTGACATTACTTGCAAAATTTTTAATACCTTCAATTGCATTATGAAAATTCTCAGTCACTCCATTTGAGAACTCAAGAATAGCATCAATCGCACTCGAAATGGAACTTTTAATTTTATCTTTCGCTCCTTCAATTGCTTTAGGAAATGTTTCTGTAAAGAATGTTCTAACCGCATCAGCGGCTTTGTCAAATCCGAACAGTTCAAGTACATTCGCTAGTAACTCTCCGACAAGCGAGCCAATGTTTTTGATTCCATCAATAATAGCACTTGAAATAGCTGACAACATTTCTTTGATGCCACCAATAAATTGTTCATGGTTTCCTGTAAACAAACCAAGTAACGTGTCAACTGCACCTAAAATGAAATCCAAAACATTTCCAAAAGTATCTGCGATAAGCTGTAAAGCATTTGTTATAATTGGCGAAGCTATAACATTTACAAATCCTTTCCATGCTCCTTTGATTACATCTGTTATGTCTTTAAAATTAAATCCTAGTGCATTTATCTTTTCTGTAATTGCATCTGAAAATTCTTGAAACTTTCCTTTTACCTGTTCCCATATTCCAATGACTTTGTTACGGAACTTTTCATTTGTTTTCCATAATGTTGCGAACGATGCAACTAATAATGTTATCACAACTGCAACTGGATTAATTTTTGAAATAAGGAATGAAAATGCTTGTCCCACATTAGCTAAAAGTTTTGTTACACTTGAAAATACTATCAAACTCGGACTGATTGCGGCGACAATTAATCCCCATTTTACAATCTGGTCTTTTTGTTCATCTGACAAACCGTTAAACTTTTCTATAAGTCCTGTTATGTTTTCTGTTAACTTTCTAATTACTGGCGTAAATCTATCACCAATTGAAATTAGTGCTGACTCAATCGCACTTTTTAACAACGTAACAGCACCATTCAAATTATCGTTCATTGTATCTGCCATATCCTGAGATACACCATCGCAATTATTAATAGAATCTGTTAGATTTTGAAAATCCTCATCTGTTGAATTTACGATTGCTAACAGACCAGACATTCCTTGCGCTCCTGCCAACGAAGCCGCCAAGTTAGCTTTTAATGCTCCTTCTGCTCCATATGCTTTCTTTGTAAGGTCTTCAACAGCGGCATTATATTTCTTTTCTGTTATCTCACCGCTTTCATGTTGTTTTTCAATTTCTGCTAACTTCTTCTTGAATGTGTCCATCGGCATTTTACACTGCCCGAAAGACTTCCTCAGATCCTGCATAACCTCAGAAAAACTTTTCATTTTTCCGTCTGTTGTTTCAAGCGAAATACCAAGATAATCCATAGCTGATTGCATTGTGTCAGTTGGTTTCGCCATGTTGGTTAATAACGTTCTAAGTGTTGTTCCAGCTTGTGATGCTTTGATACCGCTATTCGCCATTAATCCAATTGCTACAGCTGTATCTTCTACACTGTATCCTAACGCTCCTGCGACTGGTGCAACATATTTGAATGTTTCTCCCATCATAGCAACATTAGTGTTGGACTTATTCGAAGCCTGTGATAACACATCTGCAAAATGTGTTGCGTTCGAAACTTCTACTGTAAGTCCATTTTTAATGACTTTTGTTGTCCCATCCGCTGATAGCCCAAAAGCTGTCATTGCATCAGTTACTATATCTGAAACGCTTGCAAGGTCTTCACCAGAAGCGGCGGCAAGATTCATAACACCAGAAATACCATTCAGCATATCTTTTGTGTCCCATCCTGCCATTGCCATATATTTAAACGCTTGTGCGCTCTCAGAAGCTGAATACTTTGTTTTCGCTCCCATTTCAATTGCTTTATTGCGAAGCTGTGTAAACTGCTCTCCTGTTGCTCCTGAGATAGCTTTTACTTCTGACATATTACTGTCAAATTGTGCCGCTGTTTTTACCGCCGCTGTTCCAATTCCTACAAGCGGTACTGTTACTGTTTTTGTTAATGATTTACCGACAGAATCAAAAGTACTACTTAATCCTCTCAGCTTGTTTCCTGCCGTTGCCGATTTATCCGAAAACACTTTCAAGTCGTTATAGGCAGTTTTGAAACCTTTGGAGAACTTGCTAGTGTCCAATTCGAGGTATGCAACGGCTGAACCTATATTTACTGCCATTTATATTATACCTCCATTTATTCAGTTTGTCCATATTGTTTGTAGAAATCTGTAAAACTACTGTATTCTAGCTTTTGTTCTCCATTTTTGTTCTGTTCTATATATCTCGGTTTTTCTTCGTTTTCAATTCTCAACATTAAACTACAACAAGCTTCATCGAAACAAAAAGCTGTATAAGTATCTTCAATTCCAAGTATCTCACTTGGCAAACACTTATACAGCTTTGACATTGCTATTACAGATTCTATTCTCTTACTCTGTACGAAAGGATTCCAAACCTTTTACACCTTTTTGAGAATAGTTGAAAACAGCCATTAATTGTTCATCTGTTAATTCCACACCTGCATCCTTAATTTCCTGATATGTCGGTTCAACAAAAGATTCACCTGCAATCAATTCAAGAACTTCGGAAAGTTCTGCCATCATGTTATCGTCTGTTGGGTCAATTCCTGCATCACCTGAAAACAGTTCATTTGTTCTTGTCAATAATGCGTTTGGAATTTTTCCTTGTTTTACAAGACCTAACAGTGATGGTCTTTTCAGTTTCACAAAAACAGTCTCAGAAGTAAATCCGGGTAACTCTACAACCTCACCTTGAGACTGTTTGATAAAATCCTGTATACTTGTTACTTTATGTTCTACTGTTGTTCTTTTTGTTGCCATCTATTTTTTATTCTCCTTTTGTTCTATTTGTTTTGTTTTAGCCTACTACCATACCTGTTTCTTCTTCATAATCTGCTACTAAGATTTGTTGCGCTTCTGCTTCGGAAAAATCTGGTAATGTTTTTACATACGAAATCGTATATGGCGGTTCTCCTGTTTTCGGAGCTGAGTTGATTGTGTACTCTGGTACTCGGAAAGTATCGTCCTGCGCTCCAACTCCGAATGGTGTTCCCTGACAGTTAGGATAACTAATCTTTTCGTACCTTACAATCTGTCCAGATGCATCGTATTGTGCGGAATATGCATCAAGAGCAAACACACTACCTTTTTCACTACTTCCTGCAGCTGGCGGTGTATAAACAAATGTATCACCTTCGACAGTAATTGTTCCACCCTGTAAAATTTTTGCCAATGTCGGACTAAACACATTGTCCGTAAGCGTAATCTGATTACCTGTAATTGTTGTTGTCTGCGGTTTCTGCGCTAACAACTTTCCAGATTTCACAAGTTTGATTGCATCCGTTGTTTCTGTCTGCACTTCAACGGCAATCTGACTCGCAGTATCTACTGCATACTCTGTTCCATTTGTTTCGTCTCCAACTCTAATTACTACGAGTGAAACATCAATAGTTGGAATTGATTCCAGTTTCTTTTTTGTAACAGACATTTTTTCTTCCTCCTTTATTTACCTGTTTTCGAGTTTTCTAATGCCATAATATTGAAAACTTATCATGTGTGCTTTTATTTGTTCGTCATAAAAACTTTCTGTTTCATTCCCTGCATACATAATGCGAGGATAAAGTTTTTTAAGTTCCTGCTTAATTGCAAAAACATTTGTTTCAAGTTTCGTATATTCATTTTTCGGAACATACACCAGAAACGTATAAATAGGTCTCTCTGAACTAACTTCAAGAGGTAACACACCACTAAGTTTAACAACAACGTATGGCTCAATACATTCCCCCTTATGCTGTCCCGGCATAAATGGGTTAAATCCTGCATCTTTTAGCAAATCCCATGCATCTTTTAATAGGCTCATACTCATACGAGATACCTCAGCAAATTCTTATAACCATCCAATACTTCCTTGCTGTTCGCTTGCACTGTTCTGTTTAAAATTGCATATTTCTGTTCATTGCACAATTCCAAGAATATACCATAGTCAACACCATGCGCTATATTGATTCTTACCTTATTCGAAAAGTATTCTATATAACCTGTCAACCTTTGCCTTGCGTGCCCTGTTCTATCAGTCCACATAGCATTTTGTTTTGCATAGTTTTGAAACTTATTTGCACCCTGTTGAGCATACATTTTAACGGCAACTTTTGATTTGTTTTCTGCCTTGCTAAGCCATCTTTCAAGCTGTGATATATCAGTTCTAATTCCTGTCACTCAATACCACCTCCAAAGAAATATCTGCAATGATGTTATATTCCTCAATATTGTTTTTATCAGTGATTTTATAAGTATTTCCATTAATAACAACAAAATCACCATTCTGAATTGTTTTACATTCTTCCCACAATGCAAGAAACATCGGTTGTCCTTTTGTTTTTGTTTGACTTCCATCGGAAGTATTTTTTATTATAAAACCTTTTGAAATATGAAACAACCCACGCAAGGTTGTTACTTCTTCAACTTCCTGCGTAGGTTCTCCATATTTATCGACTTTGTTTCTCTTAACAGTGTATGTACTTCCGTTTCTTACTATTTCTCTTTCAACTGCTTTTTGCTCTTTTAATAACCACATTACGTTAGCACCCCACTGTTCGTATCACAGAATTTTGATGCTA